CTATATCAACGTGATCAACATATTGTACTAAGTTATAGTCTGTCATTCCCACCTCAATTTAAACCATATATACTCTTTTTCATTTTCAAAAACAAATTGGTTATTATGATAAGTATACCAATATGGTTCATAATAACCACCATGATACAAATTTTCTTTGCACCATTCTTCCATTTCAAGTATAATCTCATAATCAATATATCTTGTGTCAAAAATATACTTCACGCGAACCTTCCCAACGTAACTTAAACCACATCATGTCACTTTCATTTTTGAATGCGATAAAGTAATAATCACCACCGCCTATTCCATTTACTTCCCATTCATCAGTATAACTATCTTTAAGAACTTGCAAAAAATCTATTCTAAACTTATCTTTCAAGTTTTCTTTACACCACTGATGTATAACAGGCATGCCGCACCAACCTAAATCTACAAAGTAAGCAGTATGATCACGATCAGTAAAACAATGTACATAAGGGTAGCCAAAGTAGTAATCTTTTACTCTTGTGGCTCTGATGGTGTAATCTGGATCATACATGCGTTCATATTGTGCTCTATTTTCGCAGCCATGCTTCTTTAAGAATCTTTTTTCTCGCCAGTCTAAGTACTTTTGTTTTAGATAATTCATTATCTTTTTAATAAATTCCACATTCTTTCCTTATCTAATTCGTCTACTAACTGTTGTGCATGTTCTTTAGTATCTACAAATATACCAGCAACATGCTTCCATGTATGGGGTATATAAAGATCATCGTCAGGTAACTGTGTGTACAAGTTAAGTGATATAGTAACAAAGCGGTGCTCTGTTGTAATTACAGTAACTTCATAACCTTTAGTAACGTTAAAAGCTAATCCTAATAGTTTTTTATAACTGTTATTAAACTTTATTCTACTACCAGCAGGAACTTTTACAACATAACCTGTAGTACTACTTTCGTATGTAAAGTTACTCATTCGTATTTCAGCTTTAACCACACATAATGATCGCGTCTTACTTGTGCTTCGCCTATAGTAGTAAGAGGTTTAGCGAATCCATTTATTTGCTTGTCTTTTAAAAAATTATTAAAACTATTAGATCCTATTATTTCACATTTCTCCATACGCTCAGCATATTCTTTCCATAATTCAGGGAATTGCTCACGAACATTAATAGTTACATAATCCAAATCGCTCATTGTACTCTTAACCTATAAAACACTAAGTCACTTTCTTTTTTAAAATATACATCGTATCTATACGGCAATTTGTAATCACTCCAATTAGAGTTTCTTTCAATAACATATATTTTTATAGCGGGGTATCTTTCAACAAATTTGTGATGTTCTTCATAATCAAAGTCTTCTAGAAAAATTCTGGTTTTATAGGGCCAAGCTTTTTTACTAAGTTGTCTCATTTTACTAAACCTAAAACAGTTTGATAATGTTCCCAAGCTTTTTGTAAGCTGGGATTGTTTTTTCTTAACCACTCTTCTTCTTGCATCTTATAAAGATCAACTGACAGTTTTTCTAATCCTGCTCGGTCAAATGTGATCTCAACTGTGCTGTGTTCTCTAGAACGATAATAACTGTTGATACTAGTGTCACGATATCCTGCTACACTGTAGTCATATCGTACTCCTCGTACTCCTCTATTGACATGTGCTTCTCGTATATCGTATTTCTGTAAGGGTCTAAGTATACTTTCCCTACTGATATCAATTTGGTGAGAACCATTTATTTGTTTTTCGTAGCTAGTAATTGCCATTAACTCCACCTCAAAATAAACCATTCATAATCTTTTGACTCTTGAAACACTATTCTATTATCATACCAACGAACTTCACCTAGTTTATTTGTTTCAATCCATTCTTTAACTTCATCTAACTGTTGATATGAAACACTAGTACCATGCCATCCTGTCATTATACACAAATTGTATAACAGTTCTTGATCCATTGAGTGCTTTATGTTTTTAGCAAGTTCGGTAATAATTTCATCTTCAATATGAAACTCCATATCATCTTTTTCGTCAAGAGTCCATTTTGCGCTTAATTTTCTAGTCATTCCCATTTCAACCTAAACCACATTATGTGATCTTCTCTAAGAATTTGCCAAACATCATAAATTGAATACAGTGAACCCAAATAAGATATAGATATATTAGATTGTTCACACCAATTCCATACTTCTTGGCGTAGAGTCCAATTAACTAAACAAACTTGATTAGAGTCAATATTATTGTTTCTTAATATTTCAGCTAATTCCACTGCACTACCTTGCATCAATACCCAGCCTGTTTTAACAAATCTTTTACTTGCTTAGCTGAATCTTTATTACGCAAAAACTTTATTGCCCATTGTTCAGGATTGATATAATCAAATATCATTTGCTGCAGGCCCGAGTCTAAACTTTCAATAAACTCAATACCTGAACGACTTTGAAATAACATCCATGGTGAAATCTTACCGAGAGTGATTTTATAACATATACGATTTTTACTACCAAAGCGTAAATAATCACTGGCTTTTATATTGTCAATTTCTGCTAAGTTAATAGTAGTTTCAATGCTTCTGGCAATAGCATCAAGAGGGTCTTCTTCTTTAAGATAATAGATCAAATACTTGTTGTATACTTGATCACTAGTCCAACTATCAACAGAAATCTTATTGTCTAGTAACCAATCCAAGTATCTAGCAATATTGATAGCATTGATATCAACACAGTAGTTTCCAAACTTTACGAACGCAATGTAATATGCGCTTTTTACAAAGTCTAAATATGTTTTAGGTTTTCTAGCATTTGTATTCTTTTGATAAAAGGTTAACCAACACTGAAATGCTATTCTGTTTCCAGCATTGTCCTTCTCACTAACACGGCGCTTTGTTTCGCACATGTGTTTGAACATAGTTTGTTCGCGCTGAAACTCTTTATTACAAAAGTCACAAACAAAACGATCAGTTGCCTGAATCTCTTTCATGTTGGTTAATATCATTGTCAGTTACGATTGTGCTCAATAGTTCAATTTCGTCTAGTTTTAGTGTAGGATAAATTTTAGCCAACGCTACCTTTTTCTTTTGAACAGCCACAAACTCTTTAGATACTTCTTCGATGTCTTCAGAGTTAGCTTTTGGATATATTTTTTGATAGTATTCTTTTATGTCACTTAGTTTTGCATTTTCTTTTAATAGTGCAACCTTTTCACTTATCTTGGGTATCCATTTGTGATATACTTTGCCAACTTTCGGACTAGCAGCACACAACATTAACCATTGCAACTTAGCATGATCATGCTCTTTTGATGCAATCATGTGATCGACTAAGTGCATATTAGCATGATACTGGACACTTTGCAAATAATAAGATTGCAAATCTTTACTACCTTGCAAGCCACTTACCCATTGAATAAGTTGATACGGTATAATCTTTTTCTGTTGATCAGGCGTTAGTCGATCATAGTAATCATAATCCTTATTGTCAATAGCTGCTAGAACTTCAAATAAGTTTATATCATTCTTTTCTAGTGTATCTTCTTTAAGTTCTTTGGGTTTCTTAGCAGCCATTAGAAAATCTTCCCATAGTCAACTATTTCACAGTTTCTACTAATTTCTTTAACAAAGTATAAGCACCTAGGCTTTTCGCCATCATCAATAGGTACACATAAAAATTGTCCGTTTCTTAGTCTAGGAGAGTACCAAGTTACATCTTGATAAATGTCTACGATTTCTATTGGAAGAAAGTCAGGGGCATAAGAAGTAAGTGGATTAAATTGATATGCATTAAATCCTCTGTCGTTTACACTAGACAGGGGAAGTGTTTCCAAGTCTCCGTGTTCTGCTTCTCCTATTAGGATTTGCCAATCTACTGGCATCTTAATTCTTTTTCCGCCTACTTGCAAAACAACAGCAGGAGAATTAAATGACTCTAAAAATATCAAGGGTATAAAATGAAAGTCTGGATTGTTTGGATTAGAATTATCTAAAATTGAAAACTGTAATTCATCAATCTCTTCGGGTAAAGATTCTAAATTGTAATAAGTGTTTGTATCTAAGTTTAATATTCTCATATAGCTATTATACTCTAGTAGTCAAGTTTTTCTATCGAAAAAGGGTAGTTTGCTTCTCTATAAAAGCTTTTTCTTTGAGTAAGATGCCGCTTAGCAAACTTACAATCGCTGGTTATATCCCAAATTTCAGCATGATCTTTGTCTTTGGCTATCCTAAGACTTCTACCGATACTTTGAATTACTCGTACAAACGATTTGCCTGGTTCTAAAAGTACCAAGTTAAAAATGCGAGGAATGTTAATTCCAACAGCGGCAACGCCATAGGTTGCAATGACCACACAATTATCATTTGTTCTAATTTCGTCATACTCTTCTTTCCTGTCTGTTAATTTCATTTCTCCGGATACAAACACTGCTCCGGGCAACCTGTCTACTAATTCTTTTCCAGAACTGATTCTATCAACTAGTACTAATGTATTACCAGTGTCTTTGATTTTATCAATTAACTTGGCTATAGTATCTAGTCTGTGCTGATCAGTAGTTAAAAATTTTAATTCACTTTGATAGTCTTTATATTCCTTTTGATCCTTTAGCTGAACAATGTTTACATGACACTTTGCAAGAACGCCTTGTTCTTGTAATTCACTAGCAGCAAGCTTGCCAACTACTGGACCTAGTGACACTAGCAAAGCTAACTTGTCAAAATCTGATTTTGGAATAGTACCAGTTAAGCCCCAGCGGATAGGCACTTGTGATAACACGCCCGTTAATAGTGTTTTTAGTGCTTCAGCTTTTGCTTGGTGTACTTCGTCAACGATCACACATACCACACCTTCAATAAAGTCATTGATAGTAAAATCGGCTTCACCTGACTGTGTTAGCTTTAACAAGTTGTTTAATGATTGCCAAGTACAGATCGTATGTGTTTTGTTTAGTTCTTTTCTGTCCCCAAAATAAACACCAGCATCTAGTCCCAAGTTAATATAATCTTCTTCTGTTTGTACTACCAATGATTTGTTCGGTACAATTACTATTGATCTACCATACTTTTCTACGGACAATGACAATGCTGCCG